GTCAATCGAAAGAATCATAACTGCAGTCAGAATCGTTCATTTCGTCATCATCGCTGAATCCGAAACTAATAAAATCCTCCTCAACTTCTTTCACCAGGGGTCGCACAACATCACATTTCTGTGATCGAATATAGTCGGTCATTCTGAAAACAAGTGGTTTCCCTAGGGAAACCGCGGCAAGGTGCTCCGGTAAAGGTAGCGTTGGTGTTAAGCCAAAGTCTTCGTCATTCTCGTTAACCGATCCTGTCAAGGAATCGTTTACATTCTCCCTAAGTTTGAGGTAATATTGGCGGACGTAGCACTCAGGTATGAGTACGTCTCTTAATCTGTGGCGCGGCTTGAGGGCCATCTGGAAAGACTGAGCAGAAGGGATAGACCGGCTAGTGAACCGGGTCCGCCTACGCGGAAACGAGGCCAGCGCCTTCGCTCTAACCCTCTCAATCTCATCAGACATCGCTCTGTTCTCCTCATCGCGAGATAAGTAGTAACCGCCTGGCCTCACGGCCATGCGGATGAAACCTTCCTCAACAGGTTTCACAGAGACGGGCAAAGCGCAACATGCTTCCCTAATTTTCTTTACGCGCCTACACGCCTTACGGAGCGTAGGTGGTAGTACGTCGATCATCTTATCGCTTTGTTTGGCCAGTATGTGGGCATTTGCACGCACAACCTTCACAAATTGACTCGAATTGGTGGTAGACTCAAGAGCATACCCTAAAACGTCGGTAACATCCGGCTTCATCCACAATGCGGACACGTTTAACTTCTTCACTTTTTCTCCACACCTAAAAAGTGTTGAATTTACCTCAGCCAACGTACGGCTCCTCATGGATTTTGTCTTGTTCACGGCGAGCCCTACGGCACTGCCATTCCTCACAATCGCCGCGTCGAGATTAGTTTCAGAGCGGACTTCCCTTACTAACAGGTCGTCTCCGTTCAACTTCAGCGGATGACTAACAGCCTCTGAAAACGTAATCTCTCCCCGCTCAAGAAGGTCATAAATCGACAGATCTACGACGGTCTTGTTGATTAGGCACAACAGGGGAAACGACATCACTGACCCCATGGGCTGACCCCGCGTTGCCGCAGGCCCATGACGCTCGATCCGAAGGTTCCCAAGCACACGAAGTGCCCTCTCCTCCTCAACAGTTAAACCACCAGCTTTCATTATAAGAACGTCAATCGCTGCTTGCACGTAGCGAGTCTTAATGCGATCCGTTGCTGAGATATAATCATAGCTGAGGAAATCGGC